CCCCATTGGGGCTTTTTTTACCTGTATAAATACTATATACATTAAGTGAGTATTTAATTATATGGCAGATTTAACCAAAAAAGCATACACAAAAACACAGTTTAGTAATACACAGTTACTAGAATTTAGTAAGTGCATGAATGACCCTACGCATTTTTTAGATAATTATTTCACTATTCAGCATCCTACTAAAGGTAGTATGATTTATGGTGCATATGATTATCAAAAAGATTTGATTGATTCATATCATAATTATAGATTTTCTATATCTATGTTAGGTAGACAGATGGGTAAGTCAACGACTGCGGCTGGTTATCTGTTATGGTATGCAATGTTCAATCCAGACCAAACTATTCTAATTGCGGCACACAAATATTCAGGTGCCCAAGAAATTATGCACAGAATTAGATATGCATACGAGATGTGTCCAGACCATATTAGAGCGGGTGTAACAAACTATAACAAAGGTAGTATTGAATTTGACAATGGTTCTCGTATCATTGCTCAAGCAACAACAGAAAATACTGGTCGTGGTCTTTCAATCTCTTTACTATACGCAGATGAGTTTGCATTCGTTAGACCTAATATTGCAAAAGAGTTTTGGACTTCTATATCACCGACATTAGCAACGGGTGGTAAAGCAATTATTACTTCAACCCCAAACTTAGATGATGACCAATTTGCTATGATTTGGAGTTCAGCAAATAAAAGGTTAGACGATTATGGAAACGAAACAGAAGTGGGTACAAATGGTTTCAGGCCTTATCTTGCAACATGGAATCAACATCCAGATAGAGATGAAACATGGCAAGGTGAAGAAAGAGCCCGTGTAGGTGAAGAACGTTTCTTAAGAGAGCATGAATGCCAGTTTATTGCATTTGATGAAACACTTGTAGCGAGTCTTAAATTAGCAGATTTAAAAGGAAGCGAACCTATAATGAGAACTGGCCAAGTTCGTTGGTTCGAAAAGATTAATAAAGATTCTACATATATTGTTGGACTCGACCCTGCAATGGGTACAGGCGGTGATAATGCCGCAATTGCAGTCTGGAGTCTACCAGAACTAATACAAGTAGGCGAATGGCAAAACAATAGAACAGATGTGAGAGGTCAAGTGAAAACAATGCATGATATTCTCACAATTATTAACGATGAGATGAGAGAACTTGGAAACAATGCGCCTGAAATATATTGGTCTGTAGAGAACAATTCATTAGGCGAAGCCGCACTTATTGTTATTGAAGAAATGGATGAAGACAAGTTTCCTGGTACATTCTTACATGAACCAAAGAAAAAAGGAATACAACGTAAAAGTAGAAAAGGTTTCACAACCTCATACAAGACAAAAATTGTAGCATGTATGAAAATGAAATCTTGGATGGAAAGTGATAAGATGGTCCCATTGAGTAGAAATCTTATTAGAGAATTAAAAACTTTTATCGCTAAAGGTAAAAGTTATGAAGCAAAGACGGGCGAGACAGATGATTTGGTTTCAGCGACTTTGTTGTGTATTAGACAAATACAAGTTATATCTCGGTTTGACGAAGATTATGAAGCACTATTAGGTGAAAGATTGGATAGTGACGACCAATATAGTGAACCATTACCGGTCATAATTTAGAATATTTGATAAATACTAAAAAGGAAAACACATATTATGGCAGTTAATCTAAGCAATGTAGCAACAAAAGTGATGAAGTTCATGCAAGGTAGCGGTCTTACACTTAAGATGTTTGACGATTCAAACGGAAAAAGTGTTTCAGACCCTGCACAAGCGAGATACTTCTATGTTGGCGAACCTAACATGATGGTTCATATTGATGACTCTGCAAAAGAGTTACAGTTTCATGTCGGTGAAAATGTTGATATTGACAAAAGAGAAGTTAATTCAATGATGAAAAACCTAAGACAAATTGCACACAGTAATATGTTAGATTTTGATGTTCGTTCATTCGGCAAAAGAATCAAACCAAAAAATTATGCATACAAAATAGAGCAAAATAAGGAGCAGACTATGAGTGACGTATTCAATGAGGGCATGAGTCCACTAGAAGGTTCATCACGCACCAGTCGCCAAACACTAGAAAATGTACGACTAATCGTTAAGCACAGAAATGCGGTAAACGAAGAATCACGTGGTGCACGTTCACGTAATATCTCATCAATCTTTGTTGAGAATTCAGAAGGTGAACGTTTTAAATATCCATTCAAACACTTAAATGGTGCAAGAGCAATGGCTAGACACGTAGCATCAGGTGGTGTCCCATCTGATATGGTTGGTGAGGCGATTGTCGGATTATCTTCAAACTTGGCAAAACTAAAAGAATTTATGGGTGTTGTTTCAAAACAAAAACTTGTTAATGAAAACAATCGTTCAGTAGTATTAAATGTAAAACGCAATATGGAATCTATAAAAGAAAGCATTAAGCGTATTCAAGGCGCAAACGGCTACTCAGCATTTGTTGAGTCAATGGCGTTAAATGAAGAAAAAGTAATTGAAGAAGCATCAGAAGATACAATCAATTCATATGTACAGAAGTTTACAAAATCATCATTCGAAGAATCACTGAAAGATATTATGCCACTTGTTCATCGTGTAAACGAAGAAGAAATGGAAAACAATCGTGCTAATCAAATTGAACGTGTTAAAGAAATTATTCTTGCAAAAGATAAAAAGACTGGCGAAAAGAAAAATAAGATTTATTTTCCTAAAGACCCTAATGCAGAATACAACTATGACAAAATCAAAAATCAATATGCTGAACCTCGCAACGCCGAAGAAGCAAGATTGAAGAAAATCAATATGATTGCTATGAGTTTTGATGATATTGGTGACAGAGTAGACGTTGATACTACAGATGATAAGAAACGTAAAAACAAAGGTCACGATAGGGCGGCTGAGTTATCAATGTTCTTACATGATGTTGCTGAAGAAATTCGTAAGAATCCTGCAGGATTGAACAAAGAGAAATTAACGTTAGCAAGTCATTTACTAAAGATGTCAAAAGCAACGGCAGAATCAGCAGAAGAAGTTGCAAATGACCGCATTGACGAAATGGTTGAACAAGCATTTGCGAAATATACTATTTTATAGTTGACATTCACATTTCACTATGTTATACTGAAGGGAGTTAAATGACTCCCTTTTTTATTGGTTTTAAAGGTTATCCAAAAAACTTCAAAAAAGTAGCATTTAACACTTGACTTTTAAGTAAAAGATAAGTATAGTAGTAACATGCTTAGAGAGTTCAGAGGATGTTACACACTAGGCTAATACAAAACTAATACAGGCTAATATAGGAGAATACTATGGCTACACTAGCAGAAATACGTGCAAAGTTGCTGGCACAAGATAAAAGTGCAACAGAATCGTCTAACTCTAATCGAGGCTCAGACGCAGTTTATCCCTTTTGGAATATTGATAATGACACTACAGCAGTGTTGAGATTTCTTCCGGATGCGGACAATTCTAATACATTCTTTTGGCGTGAGCGTCAGGTTATTAAGATGCCTTTTCCGGGTGTCAAAGGTGGAGACACTAATAAACCTGTAACTGTTCAGGTTCCTTGCATTGAAATGTGGGGTGATACATGTCCAGTACATGCTGAAATTCGTCCTTGGTTCAAAGACCCAAGTATGGAAGACATCGGACGTAAGTACTGGAAAAAGCGTTCTTACATTTTTCAGGGATTTGTTACAACAGACCCTATGAATGGAGAAACACCAGAGAACCCAATCCGTCGTTTCATTATTGGTCCACAAATCTTTAAGTTGTTAAAAGCGGCACTGATGGACCCAGATATGGAAAATCTCCCAACTGATATTGAGCAAGGTACAGACTTCCGTTTGACTAAAACTCAAAAAGGTCAGTATGCAGATTACTCAACTTCGAACTGGGCTCGTAAAGAACGTAGCCTTGATGAAGCAGAGCGTTCAGCAATCGAAACTCATGGTCTATATGACTTAAATGAGTTTATGCCTAAGCGTCCTACTGAGGAAGAAATGGGTATCATCATGGAGATGTTTGAAGCATCAGTTGATGGTGAATTGTACGACCCACAACGTTGGGGTAAATTCTATAAGCCATATGGTCTGGAAATTGCAGACACATCAGCATCAGCGGCACCAGTTGAAACATCAACTGCGCCTAAGACTGAGGCTACTCCAAAGCCGACTACTCCGACTGCAACGGCTCCTGTACAGGAAAAAGTTGCTGAACAGGTAGTAGAAGAAACTGCACCTGCAGGCGCATCATCAGATGCGGCAGATATTTTGGCAATGATACGTTCCAGAAAATCTGACTAATAATAAATTAACATGGGGGCATTATGTCCCCATGTATTTTTTCTTTGAATGGAGTAGAATATGGCAAAGGCATTTGATGCAAGTAAATTTCGTAAGAGTATAACGAAATCTGTACCGGGTATGAGTGTAGGTTTTCGTGACCCTGATACATGGGTATCAACAGGTAACTACTGTCTAAACAAGTTAATTTCTAATGATTTTAATAAAGGCATTCCGCTAGGTAAAGTAACTGTACTTGCAGGTGAGAGTGGCGCTGGTAAATCATATATTGCGGCAGGTAATATCGTTAAGAATGCACAAGACCAAGGTATCTTTGTAGTTCTTATTGATAGTGAAAACGCACTAGATGAAAGTTGGTTACATGCACTTGATGTAAGTACTGACCCAGAAAAATTACTAAAACTGAATGTAGCAATGATTGATGATGTTGCTAAGATTATTTCAGATTTTATGAAAGATTATCGTGCTGAATATGAAAACACAGATGATGAAAGCAGACCAAAAGTTTTATTTGTTTTAGACAGTCTTGGTATGATGTTGACACCTACAGATGTTGACCAGTTCAACAAAGGTGATATGAAAGGTGACATGGGGCGTAAGCCAAAGGCTCTAGCGGCTCTTGTGCGTAACTCAGTCAATATGTTTGGTGATTTTAATGTAGGCTTAGTTGCTACAAATCACACATACGCATCACAAGATATGTTTGACCCAGATGATAAAATCGCTGGTGGTCAAGGCTTTATCTATGCAAGTAGTATTGTTATTGCTATGCGTAAACTCAAATTAAAAGTAGACGCAGATGGTAACAAAACATCACAAGTACATGGTATTAGAGCGGCGTGTAAAGTAATGAAAACACGTTATGCTAAACCCTTTGAAAGTGTACAAGTAGAAATTCCATACGAAACAGGTATGAGTCCATACAGTGGACTAGTAGATTTCTTCGAAGCAAAAGGTATTCTTGTCAAGCAAGGAAATCGTTTGCGTTATATGACAAAAGCAGGTGAAGAAATGATTGAATTCCGTAAGAATTGGACGGATGACAAATTAGACATTATCATTAAAGAGTGGAATGATGAAACTTTTGATGATGAAAAGCATGAATTAGTAGCACAAGAATTGGAGACCGAGTAAATGGCAAAATATATATCAACGAAAACATATCATCAACAATTTCCAGTCGCTTATAGGCAATGGCGTGCAGACAGTCATTGCAACATTTTACATGGATATGCTCTAAGTTTTCATTTTGAATTTGAGTCAGATACTTTGGATGCTCGTAATTGGGTAATGGATTTCGGTGGACTACGTCCACTGAAACATCTCCTAGAAGAATGGTTTGACCATACAACACTTCTTGCATTAGATGACCCCAATTATAATGATATCAAAAAGTTAGGTGAACTAGGTCTTGCAAAGATTACAGAAGTAGAACGCACAGGATGTGAAGGTATTGCTGATTTTTTGTATGAGTATATCAATACTGTGTTCCTAAAAGATTATGGTGAAGCAGACCGTATTTGGTGTTGTAAAGTAGAAGTACGTGAAACACAAAATAATATGGCAATGCGTGTTGGTCATAGAGAAGATGGTGACTTTGATAGTTAACATTGTCTTTAATGATACAGCAACATTTATAAATATTACTCATCAATCAGACAGGAAATAATACATGATAGCACTTGAGGCAGAAACAGTATTTGAATTATGGGAAAGTATCAAAGCATACGTCCCTGCAAAAGAAAAATTAGAAGTGGCAGAAATCTTCATTAAAGCAGTAGACGAAGCCGGATTAGAAAAGGTAGACATTGAAGTATTATGCGATGATGATAAGATTTTACATGAAGCAGTACGAAGGTACTATGTAGAAGATGATGATTTTGATGAAGAAGAGGATGATTGGAATTAATGAACTGGTATAGCAAAGTAGTTAAAGATTGGGGAGAAATCCCAAATATGATTGATTTCTTTACTGGTGAATTAACAGAAGCACGAAATGAAGTAAAAATTAAAGGCAACGTGGAAAAGAATTCGACTTATCTTCCTGCTTTTGTTGAACTTCGTTTCGGCCAGTTACAAGAAATTGAAGCAATATTAGAGCATCTTAATATTCAATTAAGAAAGAAAAGAAGTGAGTTTCTAAGAAAGTATTTAGAAAACTACAACAAGGCACTTAGCAGTCGGGATGCGGAAAAATATGCGGATGGAGAAGCAGAAGTTGTCGCTATAGGAGAACTTATTAATCAAGTTGCATTTGTGAGAAATCAATATTTGGGGATAACCAAAGGGTTTGAAATTAAGCATTTTCAACTTACTAACATAATTAAGTTAAGAGTAGCCGGCATGGAAGATGCGGAGATTAATAACAGACAGTAGATGAAAGATTAATATTATGACAAATATAAATGTAGTAAAACGAAATGGAGACAAAGAAGGTCTCGACTTAGAAAAAATGCACCGAGTAGTTTTTGCATCCTGTAAAGATATTGCAGGTGTGTCAGCAAGTGAAATTGAACTAAAATCACATCTACAATTTTATGATGGGATTACAAGTTCTGATATACAAGAAACTCTTATCAAGGCAGCGGCAGAATTGATATCAGAAGACACTCCGAACTATCAGTGGGCGGCAGGTAATTTAATTAATTACCACATTCGTAAAGAAGTTTATGAGAGTTTTACACCTTGTCATGTCAAAGAATTAGTAGAAAAGAATATTAAATTGGGCTTCTATGATGAAGCATTATTAGATGACTATTCAGATGATGAATGGAATCAAATAAATTCATTTATTAAACATGATAGAGATTTTGATATCTCTTATGTTGGTATGGAACAGTTTCGTGGAAAGTATCTAGTACAAAATAGAGTAACAGGTCATCTTTATGAGACCCCTCAGATGGCATACGTGTTGATTGCGGCGACACTATTCAGTCAGTATCCTCGCAGTTCTCGTTTGAAGTGGGTTAAAGATTACTACAATGCTATTAGTACTTTTGATATTTCATTACCAACTCCTGTTATGGCTGGAGTTAGAACTTCACAGAGGCAGTTTAGTAGTTGTGTACTGATTGAGACAGATGATAGTCTTGATTCAATCAATGCAACTTCTAGTTCTATTGTAAAGTATGTTTCCCAGAAAGCAGGCATCGGAGTAGGTGCGGGTAGTATCCGTGCAATAAACTCACCTATTCGCAACGGCGATGCATCACATACTGGTGTTATTCCATTCTATAAAATGTTTCAAGCGGCAGTTAAATCATGTTCACAAGGCGGTGTTCGTGGTGGTGCGGCAACATTATATTATCCTGTTTGGCATTATGAAGTAGAAGACTTACTTGTTCTAAAGAACAATAAAGGTACAGAAGATAATCGTGTACGCCATATGGACTATGGTGTTCAGTTTAACAAGTTGATGTATGAACGTCTAATGACAGGTGGTAATATTACATTATTCTCACCGCAAGATGTCCCAGGACTATACGAAGCATTCTTTAATGACCAAGATAAGTTCCGTGAACTATATGAACAAGCAGAACGTAAAACATCTATTCGTAAGAAAACAGTACCTGCGATTGAATTATTTTCATCATTTATGAATGAACGTAAGAATACTGGTCGCATCTATTTGATGAATGTAGACCACGCAAATGACCATGGGTCTTTTGATACAGATGTGGCACCGATTAAACAGTCAAACTTATGTTGTGAAATTAATCTACCAACAAAGCCTCTTACACATCTACATGATGAAAACGGTGAGATTGCATTGTGTACGCTGAGTGCTATCAATTGGGGAAATATACAGAAGCCAGAAGATTTCAAAAAACCATGTGAATTGGCAGTGCGAGGGTTAGATGCTCTATTGACTTATCAAAATTATCCAATTCTTGCGGCACAGATTTCTACAGATAACAGGAGACCTTTGGGCGTAGGCATTATTAATTTTGCGTATTGGTTGGCTAAAAATGATACAAATTATTCTGACCCTAACTTAGAATTAGTAGATGAATGGGCAGAAGCGTGGAGTTATTATCTAATCAAAGCAAGTGCAGATTTGGCGGCAGAAACAAGTGCATGTCCTTTATCCAAAGAGACCAAATACGGACATGGTATTTTGCCTATTGATACATACAAGCGTGAGGTGGATGAACTAGTAGAACCAAACTATAAACAAGATTGGGATGGATTGCGTAAGCAGTTGAAAGATACTGGTATTCGAAATTCTACTCTGATGGCTCTTATGCCAGCAGAAACATCCGCACAGATTTCAAATTCTACAAATGGTATTGAGCCTCCTAGAAGTTATGTTTCAGTGAAACAATCAAAGCATGGTATTTTGAAGCAAGTTGTACCTGGTATTCATAAGTTAAAGAATAAGTATGAGTTGTTATGGGACCAAGAGTCACCAGAGGGATATTTAAAAATCATGGCTGTATTACAAAAGTATATCGACCAAGGTATATCAGTTAATACATCATACAACCCTATCTTTTTTGAAGAAGAAAAGATTCCAATGTCAGTGATGCTACAGCATCTTATCATGTTCTATAAATATGGCGGCAAGCAGTTATACTATTTCAATACATTCGATGGTCAAGGAGAAATTGATGTATCTAAAATGATGGATGACCCACTCGCTCAAACTGTAATCGATGATGAGGCTTGTGATGGATGCGTGATTTAGAAGATTGGGACTATGTAAATAGTATCCGAGAACAGAATAGAAACAAGTATTGTTTTATATCGTCTAAGTATAATTTTCTTAGTTCATGTCAGGCCAATATGTTTTATAATAATGAAGCAGTAGAGAAATTATTCCTTGACAAATCAAGTACATTGTGTTACATTGATTTAAAGATAGGCATACGTACTAATATAGAACATCTAAAGACCTTTCTTAAGATTTTAATATGGAGAATGAATAATGGCGTACTTGTTTTGCATATCAGCAACGAACCAGGGCCAAATTTTAGACAAAAATCTTTATATGATTTGGAAGTGTTTTATGAAATATATGAGCATATATGTAACGAAGTAAATGATATATTGAACATATCATTTGAATTGAAAGAACATGTCGGTAACGATGTATTAAATGACCCAGCGTATAAACAGTTTATAGAATATATTGACAGTAAGAGCGAAAAATATATTAACCCAGGATTTGTTGAGACAAGTTGGTATACTGAGGACGCGGTTAAGACGAAAATAGATAAATATCAGATTAAAAGCAGAGAAAAGAGAGAACAAAATGACAGTATTTGACGCAACTAACAAATCAGACCATACAAAAGCATTAGCATTCATGGATCCACATGGTGGTGTAGCAATTCAACGATATGATATGCTAAAGTATAAACAGTTTGATAAACTAACTGATAAGCAGTTGGGTTTCTTTTGGCGACCAGAAGAAGTCGATGTTTTAAAAGATGCAAATGATTTTAAAAATTTAACAGACAATGAGCGTCATATCTTCACTTCTAACTTAAAAAGACAAATCTTACTAGATAGTGTTCAGGGTCGTGCCCCTAGTGAAGCATTTGGTCCACTTGTTTCTATCCCAGAACTAGAGGCATGGATTCAAACTTGGACATTTAGTGAAACAATTCATTCACGTAGTTATACACATATTATTCGTAATGTGTATGCAGACCCATCAAAGGTGTTTGATGAAATGATGGATATCGAAGAAATCATGGATTGTGCAGGAGATATTTCAGAATGTTATGACGAACTTATTGATTTGTCTTTGAAGTATCAATTATTGGGAGAAGGTACCCACACCATCAATGGCAAGAAAGTATCGGTAAATTCATATGAAGTAAAAAAAGCATTATACAAAACTCTTATGAGTGTAAACATTTTAGAAGGTGTTCGTTTCTATGTTTCATTTGCTTGTAGTTGGGCGTTTGCTGAACTTAAGAAGATGGAAGGCAATGCTAAGATTATCAAACTAATCGCACGTGATGAAAATCTTCATTTGGCATTCACACAATCTTTAATTAAGATTCTACCAAAAGATGACCCTGATTATGTTCAAATTGCAAAAGAAACAGAAGCAGAATGTATTCAAATGTTTGTAGATGCAGTTGAACAAGAAAAGCAGTGGGCTGAGTATTTGTTCAAAGATGGTTCGATGATTGGTCTAAACACACAACTATTAAATGATTATATTGAATGGATTTGTTGTAAGCGCATGACCGCAGTAAACCTAAAATGTCCGTATCAAACACCACAAGCAAATCCACTACCGTGGACTCAGAAATGGATTGCAGGTGCAGAAGTACAAGTAGCACCACAAGAAACTGAAATTACAAACTACATCATTGGTGGAGTCAAACAAGACGTATCAGAAGATACATTTGGAGGTCTGTCACTATAATGAGTGTGGACAAAATTACTAAATGGATTGGTGATTACGCTAATCGACATAATAAAAGGTTAGTAGTAGGAGTTTCTGGTGGTATCGATTCCGCAGTTGTTAGTACTTTATGTGCTAGAACCGGGTTAGATACAATAGTTGTGAGTATGCCAATTAACAAAGTGAATGACCTAAGTCTTCAACAATGTTTTTGGTTGAAAGGGAGATACTCAAACGTAACACATATAGACATTAATCTTACCAGTATATTCAACCAATTCAAAGATACATTCTCAGGCTATACCAATGACTTAGCACTTGCAAATACACAGGCTAGATTACGTATGACTTCTCTGTATCAGATTGCACAAGTAAACAATGCTATTGTTGTAGGAACAGGCAACAAAGTAGAAGATTTTGGTGTTGGTTTTTTCACAAAGTATGGTGATGGTGGGGTAGACATTTCACCAATCGCAGATTGTATGAAGTCAGAAGTATGGGATATGGGCAGAGAACTTGAGATATCTCAATTCATTATAGATGCAGAACCTACAGATGGGTTATGGGAAGATGGCAGAGTAGATACAGACCAGTTGGGTTTGACATATGAACAATTAGAACGTGCAATGTTATTGTCAGAAGATATGGTTTTTTCGTCTGTAGAGTTGACAGATGAAGATAGAGAACTAGTTAGAAGATATGATGAATTACATAATGCTAATTTACACAAAATGAGACCAATCCCTAAATGGAGTTCTATCAGATATGGTTGAATTAGATAAGATTGGCACGATAGATTACGAAGTAAAAGATTTTGTTGCTCTTAACCCACATAGTGATGCTCATTACTGTTTGGTTCCTAGAGTGGTGGACCAAAAAAATATTCTAAAACTACAAAAGATTATGATGGATATAGGCAATGCAAATGTAAACAAAGGTACATGTGAACAATATGAAACTGTGTTAAAGTTTGTAGATGGCCATCCTATTGTAGAATTATATGTAGATTTTATTTAGAAAATACCCTCATACATGACCAAACAAATAACCAGAATGCGAATGGCATTCCTATACCAAATAGGAATCCAATCATAAAACTTTGTGGTTCTATCATCATAAATTTCTCCTCCAGTTATTTATAAAAAATACTTGACAACATAGATTAGTAATGCTATACTAATAATATGTTCAACGCCTTGGAGGTATTATGAAATTAATTCAAACGAGTGAAGGAAAAGTAACCGAGTTTAGATTTTGGATAAGCAATAAGTGGCATGAGCATTGCCTAGAAATACTTAACTGGGAAGGCAAACAAGTTGATTATACGATGTCTGAATGGGCATTGAAAAATAAATGGTTTCTAAAACACAAGTTTAAATCAGAAAGAAGGTATAAATGAGAAATTTTATCGTAAGTTGTTGGAATGTAGTAATGGACCACGAAAAGAATCCACTAAGTAACATTCCAGATTTTAGTACACGACACATGATTATGCAAGTTTTAGCATGGATGTGGTGTATTGTGTTTGCTATTGTTGTAGGTAGCATGTGGGCAGGAGTGTTTAGTATGATGCTACACACACTATTGCTTGGTGCAATTGCAATTACAGTAGCAACATTCGAAACAGCAAAACGTAAACCAAATGTATTTGGTAGTTATAATGGGCGTGGTGCTGGAGGAGAACACGATTAATGACTATGCATTTGCTAGGTCCGGGCATGACCACAACAAACTATAAGAAGCGTAAGAAAAAACCCTTAACAGTTGCACAGTTAAATCAAATGAAAATTGATTGGAAACGACACAATAAAGATTGTCGTAGGAAACATATGCATGCCGCTCAGTTTGAAAAATTTGATGATTACATTGCGTATGTGCGTGGTGAATATAAGGCACCTAAGGAACGACCAAACCCTAGGAATACATACAAACCACCATCAGTAAGAGAAACTAAAGAGTATCCTAGTTTAAGTAACAATGTTGCAGGTACAGGAACTCGTAAAGAAAGTATGAAATATACTGGTGAACGCAAATTATTAGGCATTGCGACTATGCATAAAAGTAACATGGTTCCAATCTTTGAAGATACTAAGGAACAAGCAGTAGAAATTGCTCAAATGCGTAGATAAAAAATACAAAAAAAATATAAACCCTTGTTTATCAAGGGTTTTTTTATGGTTAAAATACTTGACAAATATTAGAATCAGTGTATATTAATAGTATATTAAAGAGAAGGAGAGAGTATAATGATTAGAGTGTTTATCGGATTAATGTGTTTAGTTCTTGCTGTCGGTGCCATTGATGGTCCTGTTGGTTATGAGAATGATAACTGGTCTTTATGTTTTATCTTTATGTGTTTTGGTATCGGGTTCTCGTTATGGGGATTAAGTGATATTGCAGAACGATAAAAGGTTGACAGATTAACGAATCGTAGTATAATAATAGTATATTCAATAAAAAGAGGAAATCAAATGACTACAAATGAAACAAGTTCTTATGTCTATCAGAATCTTTTAGTCTTAGGACTTCAAGTTGGTGTTGAAATTGAGCGTAGACATATTTACGGTATTATAGAAGCAATGCTGATTCAAGATGTCGCCAATGCTGAGGCAATTGTTGCTCATAAACAACGCAAGGGCTATTCTCCTGTACAGAAAACACTAGAATCGATGCAAGAAAACGGCTACCTAACAAAGGTAGAAAATGGTCGTCCAAACACACAATTCATGTTGATGGAAGTTGAAGAAGTAAAAGAAGCGGCTTAGTTGCCTAAAAC